TTAGAAGACTCCGGTTGGTTGAATAAATATTATCAAGAAGAAGTTAAAGATATTATTGATGAAACTCTCAAACAGTACTCTGGTTGGGTACAAAATCTTTATATAAAAGAGAATGGTATGGCTGAAGAAATACAGGAAAGAATTGAACAGTTAAAAGTTTCAAAAGATTTAATTGATGAACAATATGAGAGAGATATACAGAGTGAATTAAATGAACCAGAAAGTGATGAAATTGAAGAGTTTGCTCCTGAAATAGGTGGTGAAAATTATGGATAAATCGAAAGAATTAAAAATCTTTGAACCAGATGATATTTTAGACATAGTTCACATAGACACTCCTCTTGAAAAGAAAGAATTTTTTAGAGGAGATATAAAATTAAGAAAAGGTGTAATGTTAACAAAAGAATATGTTGATAATAATAGAGAATTTGTAGAGGCTGTAGCAAGAAAAATTTCAATATATCCAGACTTATATATTGACTTAATTCAGCCTTACAATACGAAGTTTAAACTAGCATATTTTCAAAGATTCACGATGAGGGAGTGTTCAAGAAAATCTAAGGTTTATGTAACAGCTCCTCGTGCATATAGCAAAACGTTCTTGGTAATATTGATATTGTATCAAATTTGTATTACACGCCCCGGCATTAAATTATTTATTTGTGCACCGAAGAAAGAACAGGGTGCAAAAATATTTAAGGAGAAGTTGCAGGATGATATATGGATAAGATTTCCTTTTTTAAAAAGAGAGATTATTGGAAATGGGAACTTTGGTCAAGATTACGCTAGACTTTCATTTCGCAACTCCTCAGCCTTCGACTGTGTATCTACTTTAGACACTCAGCGTGGTGGGCGTCGTAATACCGGTCTTATAGATGAGGTCCGTAGGTGATATACATATGAAATATATTTATTTTATTATTAATAAAATAACAGGAGAAAGATATGTTGGGCAGACGACTAATTATATCCGCAGAAAAGGAGAGCATTTAACAAAGCTAGAGAATGGAACTCACCCAAATAAAAAACTTCAATATAAATACAATTACTATGGTACTGAAAATTTTTATTTTGAGAAAATGGAGTATTCAAATATAACGAAAGAAGAATTAGATGAAAAAGAGATTTATTATATAAAGCATTATGATAGTATTAACAATGGTTATAATCTCACAACTGGCGGCACAGGAGGAAACACCAGAGGAAAGATTTCCTTTGAGCAGTTCTGTTTTATTTATTTTGGAAATAGAAAACATAAGGGATTAATGAATAGAACAGCTAAATATTTGGGAATTGATAGTAGCATAGTTTCCCATATTGTTAATAATAAAAGCTATGAAGTTTTTAGATATAAATCTTATTCTCTTTCGCCTAAAGTTAAAGAGAATATAATAAAAAACTTTGAAGAAAAATTAGATATAGTAAATAATCCACCTAAGCCAATTAGAAAGACACTTAATGAATTGGAAACTTTAAAAATAATGTGTGTTGTTTCTTCCTATGGTAGAGGTATTGAAAATTTAATTTTAAAACATTTTAATTTATCAAAAGGTTTTATTTTTCATTTAATGACTGGAAATGGCAGAGACGAAGCTAAACTTAAATACTCAAAAATGTCTGAACAACAAATTTTAAATGTTGGTAATTACTACTTTAAAAAGTGGGATTTAGCTCAATATAGTAATAAAAAAATACCAATATCTTGTTATACTAATTTAAATGATAAATATATAAAAAATGCGTGATATGCGGACTTAAAATCACTTAAACTGACGGGGAAGTCCTTAGAGCTTTGATAACCAAACAATGATAGCAATATTATTGCGGCGATTAGTAACGGAATCGGTATGGTAACATCATCAAAGATTGGACAATCAAACGCAGCGAAATCTCCTTAAAGGAGAGACGTTCAACGACTAATAAATATCTAAAACTCGTATTGCTTTTAGCACAGGAGGTATAATATGGTAAAAATTAATAATTCACATAAATTAAATAGTGCTTTAATAGGTATGATTTTATTTGATGGTTCAATGAATGGAGAAAAATATTTATATATTAGACATAGCGGAAATCAATCAAGCTATGTTGATGAAAAAGTAAATTTTATCTCAAAATATTTAAAACCCACTTCATTAAGAACTAGCATAGATAATAAAAATTTTACTTATCGTTATGCCTATTATAATAACGAAAGATTGAAACATTTATATTATAATATATATATAAATGGAAAAAAGAAATTAATAAAAAGTATTTTAAATCGTTTTGATGAAATTACTTTAGCTATTATGTATATGGATTATGGTTGCTTAGGATTAAAAAAAGACCCTAAGTATCCGGGAAATTATAAATCAAGAGAAATTCACTTAAATATTCAATCTTTTACATTGGATGAGGCAAAAATGCTACAATCTCATTTAAAAAATAAATTTAAGGTTGAATTTCATTTAACTGTAGATCATCAAAAGCCAAGATTATGGTGCAATACAGGAAATACAATTAAATTTTTAGAGATTGTGGCACCAGTAATTCAATATAATTTTCCCTCCATGTATCATAAAATAGATTTAAAGTACAAAATAAAGAAAATTAATTTTTTACCAAAAGATATTTAACTATAATAGTGACCTATTTTATAAATAGGATGGTATAGTCTAATCCCCTAATAAATATCGGGAAACCGAGGGTATAAATGGATCACGATGCTGACTCAATAAATAATATAGTTCTACCATTAATGAATGTTCCAAGACAAATGAAAAATGGAACAATAAACCCATACGAACCACAACAATGTCAATTTTGGATGACTTCGGCAGGTGCAAGAAATTCTTTCGCATATGACAAACTAATTGAATTATTAGGGTTTGCAATATTAAATCCTAGACGATACTCGGTAATGGGGTGTTCCTATAAAGTCCCACTAATAGCCGGCGTTTTATCAAGAGACTATCTAAATGAAATAAAAGCTTCAAAAACATTCTCAGAAGCGTCTTTCGCATCAGAGTATTTGTCTCTATGGCAAGGTACTACAAAAGACTCTTGGGTTAAATTTGAAAAAATTGAACGACACAGAACCTTGTGTAATCCAGAGTTGAAGGAAAAGATTATAAATGACTCAAAAGGATATTACATTTTTAGTGTAGACGTTGCTAGAATTGGATGCCAAACTGTTTGTGCTCCAATTAAAGTGAATCCTAGGGACGATGGATTTAAAGCTGCTCTCCCAAATATTTTTGTATTAGGAAAAACAGAAGAAACAAAACAATTTTCTGTTCAAGCTTTACATTTAAAACAACTTATAAGGGATTTTAATCCTTTTGAGGTAGTTATTGATACCAATGGGTTAGGAGTAGGACTCGCCGACGAAATGATAAAACCAACGTTTGACCCAAATACAAACACTTGGTTACCGGCGTACGGATTCAAAAATGATGATAAATACAAGAGGATACAACCAAAGGACGCCCCACAAATTTTAGTTAGCTTTAAGGCAACTAAAGACTTAAACTCTAAAATGTATGCTAAACTATACATAACTATAGATTCTGGTAAATTAAAATTTTTAATTTCAGAACTAGACGCTAAAACAAAATTATTAGCTACTAAAGTTGGACAAAAAATGTCGCCGCAAGATAGAATAAAACGATTAATGCCGCATGAAATGACGTCTCAACTAATTAATGAAATACTAAACATGAAATTAAAACCTACTTCAACACTAGATAAAATGGAGTTGGAGCAGATAAATAAAAGAAAAACAAAAGACAAGCTTTCAGCATTGGCTATGGGTATTTTTAGAATGACTGAGTTAGAAGAAGAACACATAAAGAGGCGAAGAAATAGAGGATTGTGTAAAGAAAATTTCTTTATGTTTAGTAGTAGCAAAAAGAAAAGGAGATAATCTTTTCAATGAAGGTTTTTCAATTGAATTTATTCTTGTTCAAAATAAGATTTGTATTTTGTAAAAATATAATTCCGACAATTAAAATAATTAAAAATAAAGGGAGGTGAAAAATTTGACATTTACTAACAATACCGATAAATTAACAAAGTTTGCGAAAGAGTTCGCCGCCCTTTATCCAAGGCAAGATTCGGCATATCAAGGGAAAATTAGAAGTAGGGAAAGCTCTAGTGCATCAAAGACTTACACAGATGAAGAAATTATTAGCATTATTGAAAATGGTTCTTCAAATGATAAAGCTGTTTTATCAAGATATTTCTTTAATAACAATACGGTTTATCAGAATTTAATTGTACACTTAGCAAGTTTGCTAATGTATAGTTGGTTGTTAATCCCAAGTCCTCCGGCGGGCAAGAAATTATCAGATAA